AATGGAGACTATACACTCTCTCCTATCCAAAAAGTGTTCGTCCGAACCACCCGCTAAGAAGCTTAGTCTCCACTTAGTGGGTTTTTTTTGCTCTTTAGTGAAAATAATTGAAGAAAAGTTTGGATATATCAAATATTTGTTGTATATTTACTATGTAATAAAGATTGAGAGATAAATAAAATATAAACCTTAAAAAACAAAAATCATGAGAAACTTTAATTTTTACAAAAACGAAATAGAGGAAATAGTAAAGGAACTACCTTCTAACATTAAGGAGTGGGGTGTATCGGAAATGTTACTCCATTCAGCCGAGGGTTCCTATCTTCGATTGAATTTAAACGATGGAAGAGATATGTTTGTTCTGTTCTACGAACTTTTGGAAGAAATATATAAGAACGACGAAGAATTTAACAACGATGAGTACTATGATAAGTTCTTTGAAGAAGTTATAAAGAATAGTTCATTATGGGAGTTATCTGAAGATATACGAGAACTTGCTATTAAATCAAGATACAAACTTTAAAAATAAGTGATAAAAAGTTTGGTAAATCCAAATATATTCCGTATATTTACTATGTAATATGAGAAAAGAATTTGCGGTACATGAACTAATAAGTAAAGTAGCTCACATATACCCTATATAAGAGAAGAATATAAAAGAATAACCTATATGAATAACACTATGAAGTATAAACACAGAAACTGTATAATAGAACTTACTCCTACTGAACTGTATCCAGAGCTAGTAACTATTGTACAAACTCCTAAGTTAAGAGGAGATTTCCTTAATAGGAGATACTTAACACTCAAACACGCTCACAAGCAGATAGAGCTTTTCGAATCCGAGAGGCTTATTAATTCCAAAACTCAATATGTGAAATCGCAACTACAAGATGTGGTTGTAATAGAAGAGTAATCCCCCCCTCCCCCATAGGGGGTAGGTTTCTTGTAACTGAGGAAAAAGGAAAAAGAGCTAGGAGGGGTCGGGTGTGTTTTTATATCGAGCCTGGTTTTTTTACCTATGGAAAAAAATAGGGTAGTACCCACCTGTGGGTAACATGATATGTTAAAAAGAATAAAATAAAGATATGAGCCTCGAGCGTTATCACCTCACCTCAAGGTTCTCTTTTACGGGCAAGTGGTAGAGTGGTGATACGGTGGATTGCAAATCCATATACATAGGTTCGAATCCTATCTTGCCCTCATAAAGTAAGAGGTTAAAAATTTTAGATAAAGAATGAAAGAAGAAAAACATTGGTTAGATACACCACAAACAATATTCATCCAAAAGATGATTACTAAGATTGAAGGAGGAGTATGGAACTTATATAGTACAGATACTTCTCGTGGGTTACGCCATATTATTGAAAAAGGGTTTTATACTCCTTCTCAGAAGAGTTGGTTAAGAAGTATGAGAAAGGATTACATTATATCGTTCTGTATATAGTGTATCCTTATCTATACTATGTGAGCTATTTGTATTATTAGTGTTACCAGCGTTTAGTTCGAGGTTATGAAATTTATGAGAAAAATTAAAATATGGATAAGAGTTCTTTTTTGGGTTGTACCTAAAGAGATAAGAAGATGGCTAAATAACTTATACCTTGAAGAAACATTTAAAAACCATGAGTGAAGAAGAAAGTAAATTAAAATCATATTATGAAATTTTGGGAAGGAATAGAAGTAAAATCTAAAGAATGTATTTATTGTAAAGAAGAAAAACCACATTCCGAGTTTGCAAAACACCCTACTAGATTTGATGGTATGGATGGTAGGTGCAAATCATGTTATAAAAAAAGAGTAAATGAAGTTAAACAAATCCGTAGACATGCTCCACCAATGACAAAATCATGTCAATGTTGTGGAAAAAATACTAAACACGATAATCCTAATTACAAGCAAAGTAAATTATGCTTAGACCATGACCCAATTACTAAAACATTTAGAGGTTGGATATGTAAAGAATGTAATATGGCAATTGGACTATTGGGTGATAACTTAGACGGAGTTAAAAACGCAATTAATTATTTAAAAAAACGAATCCCATCAAATAGTAAGTTAGTAAAATATAAAAGATATGAAGATGAATAAAGGAGGCTGGGATTTTGAAAGAATAATAACATATCTGTTAATATTATCTATAACATACTTTATCTGGTCTTGGATAATAGATACTACATGGAGAATGTGTTGTGAATAAGTTTATAAAATGTTCTCAATGTGAACAAACATTCTCTACGGGCTATGATTATAGGTTACATTGGGAGAAGAGACATTTTTATCCTTATCTTAAAACAAATTCTTTTGATTTTAATCAATCGATATGGGATTCGAGAAAAAATAACGATATAGATAGATTAATCAAAGAAATATCAAATAACCTATGAGAGTACGAGATATAAAGTTTAAAGATTTAGATAAGGTTTGGGAATTACTAAACCAACTCAAGTTTGTAGAAACTACTCTTGTAGATAAAGGAGAAGCTTGGAAGAACTTTAATGGTGAGGGATTTGTAGTAGAATCCGAGAATAAGATTATTGGGTTTGGTTCTCTTATAGTAGAACGAAAAATACGAGGTTACAATTCTGCTCAAATAGAAGATGTAGTTATTGATGAGGAATATAGAGGTATTGGAGTTGGGGAACTTCTTATCCGAAAGATGGTAGAGAAAGCTTGGGAAATGAGATGTTATAGAATATCCCTTTTTTGTAAAGAAGAGTTAATTGGATTTTATACCAAGAATGGATTTCAAGTAAACAACGTAGTCATGAAACAATGGATGGAATGAAAAAAGAAATTATAAAAAAAGGTTATATCTACAAATGGGATAACATTGTTGATGATATTCATTTGGATAGAATTAATGATTATTACCAAATGTTCCAAGATAACGAAATTAATGAAGATGGAATATTACCTTGGTTTGAAGATAATGTAATTTATTGGCATGCGTGTAAAGATACTCAAATTCATGATGATGTAAAAATTTGTAGGGAACGACTCACCGAGGCTGTAAGGAATTCATATGATAACGAATTACTTGTTCCAAATACTACCACAATTGTAAGGTGGAAAGAAGGTAAGGAAATGGTGGCTCATAAAGATAATGGTTATGCGGATGATAAAGAAACTTTTGAAATGAGAGAATATACTGCCGTTCTTTATGTTAATGATGATTACGAAGGTGGAGAAACATTTGTATTAGAAGAAGGTTCAGATAAAGAGGTAATATCTTACAAACCAAAAAAGAATAGTATGTTAGTTTTCAGAAGTGATGAATCCTGCATACATGGAGTAAAGAAAATATTAAAAGGAAACCGATTAACCCTAAGTATGTGGTTTACATCAGATAGAAAATTTATAGAATTATGAAAATAGATGAATATAGAAAAAGTGAAGGTAATAGATATTACCTAAAAGAACTTAACCAAGAATCAGGTAAGTTGGAGTGGGTTGAAATTAATCTAAGTAGTAGTACAGAGCCACTATATGTGGAAGGACCTAATGAAAAGATAATTAACCAACCTCGACACGATTATTACTTTACTCGTGCGGATGATAAGCCAGAAGAAGATCCTGGTATACAATATGAGTGGGTAGGTTAGTAAGAAAAAAATTAGTTAAATTAAAACAAAGTAAACATGGTAGATTATTTAATGTCTTATTTATTAATAGGAACGGTATGGTCATTCATACACACAATACGATTGGGAAGTGAAAATGTAAATCGAGGTTATCAGGTTAGATTATTATTATTTTGGCCTATTACTCTAACCGCATGGATTATCGGTTTTATCGAAGCATTCAATAATACTTTTGGAAATGATGATAGAAATTAACGAAGGAGAGTTTATATCATTCTGTTCTGAAACAGATGTAATGTTATACAATATGGGAATCGAATCAAGAATCTCACCACTATTTGGTTGGGATATGATTATTGAAGAAGTTAACAAAGAATAGCAAAAAAAGTGATAAAATGTTTGGTGGTCTCGATTTTTTTTCGTATATTTACATTGTAAATGAGTGATAATTATGAGAAAAGCAACCAAAAAAAGAGAAGCGGCAGTTAAAGCTGTTAAAGACATGAAGAATGTTAACGATGGTAGAGATACCAAACCTTCAAAATCAGGTTACTGCCATGAAACATGGAATTGGTATTCTGAGAGTTGGGATGTATCTCCTTCTTCATTACTAAGTAACCCTATGAATAACAAACTTGATAAGTTATTAGGTTTGGATACGGTAGATGGAATTAATCAATATTATAAACAATAAATTTTAAAACTTAAATTATGGAAAAAACAAATGTTAAAAGTTTCGGACCTATTTTAGATAGAGCTGAAAAACTGTTAAAAGCAGGAAACCTTAGAAAATCATATGATTTAGCTCTTGATGGAATACAAGAATGTTCTCAAGTTCATCGTATGTTAAATGAGTACACCCAAGGATGGGATGTTAAGAAAGCTTTCGATTATAAAAGAAAGTTCAAAACCCAAGGTAAATCACTTACCAAGTGGATGGAGGATTTATATAATGTAATTGAATCGAGTGGATGTGAACCAATTCAAGAAGATTTCGAAACTGATATGATTCAGTATGATGTTTACGGTAATGTAATTCCTGCTCACTTAAGAGAAGAAAACAAAAACTCTTAGTTTGTAGTTTTGCCTCCGTAGCTCAGCTGGCTAGAGCAGCTGATTTGTAATCAGCAGGTCGTGGGTTCGAGTCCCTCCGGAGGCTCTAAATTATAAAAAAATGAAATATAAAATACTATTATTAACACTATTAATCATAGGGTGCCAAAAGGTACCACTCGATGAAATATCAACTCCAATAGGAGGTGGTACTACTATTACCAAGATATATGATTTTGGTAAAGTATCTAAAAATTATAATCAACCACATCATTTAACAAGACAATCTCAATTAAGTATAATTAATCCACATAAGGTTATGATACGAAATGGAGTTAATTGGGTTAACCCTGATATGACTGGAGTTTCATTCGCAGATTGGGATGGAGATGGTTATGAAGATTTTATTGCATCCCCAATGTCTCAACAAGGTTGGACTGAAAACGCAGTAGAACCTCAACTATATTTATACGATTCTATTATTGGTGATTTCAAATACGAAAAAATGGAATTCTCATCGAATCAAGGTGAAGTTGTAAATAGAAGTGGTCAAAAGTATATAGGAGATTTTGATAACGATGGCGATCCTGATTTATTATATGGAGGATATTCAGACCACAATACTGGCGTTTTTGATAAAGTATGGTTATTAGAAAATAACTATTCTATTGATGGTACATTCAAACCACACGATATGTCAATGTTTATCACTAAAAACGAGGTATCTACTATTGATATAGATAACGATGGTGATTTAGATATAATGGCTCCACAGTTTGATGAGTATTATAGTATAAAACCTGTTATGTTAATAAACGATGGTAACTTCAACTTTCATATTGATGAATCTTATTTTGAAATGATTGAAGATGTTAAGATTAATCACGCCTTTTATAGTTGGAGTGATGGTATGGGTCAGATATTTCAGGATGTAAATAAAGATGGTCACCTCGATATACTTTGGAACCAACCATCAAATTGGTGGAATGATGATGATTCTCAAGAATTAAGAGATGTAATACGAGGTAGAAACAAAATTATATGGGGAGGCACTAACCCATATTCAATAAACGATTTTACAGAATTACCAACAGTAGAAGGATATCAACTAATTGATGAAATATTGCCATGGGATTATAACAATGATGGTATAGATGAAATAGTTGTAATTAGAGATAATGCAACAAGTTGGGATGATGCATTCACCCCACCTAATAATAGGTTTTATATACAGATTCTAAAATTAGAAGGTAAATCGCTGATTGATATTACAGATGAGATGATTGAAAATTATACAGGCCAATACACTTGGGGAATGAAGCCTGTTAGATTTTTAGATTTAGATGGAGATGGATATTTAAGTATGATACGATTAATACCCAACATAGAACTTAGTAAAGAATTCGAATGGGAATTTAATGGTTCGTTAATTAAAAGAATTAAATGAGATACACTAAACTAGATTCTAATAAATTAAAGTGGATAAATACTTTTTATGATACTATATATGATTACTATTGTAAAGGTAACGACTCGGTTTATTTATGGAAACTTCAATCAGAATTGAAATTTCTAAACTACATGAAAACTGCAGGAGAATATACCTTTGAAGATGCAGATAGATTAAACTCAATGAAAAGTTTATACCAACATATATTAAATGAGAAATAACGCAACATTCGTAACCAAAGAACAATTGAAGTTTTTAAAACAAATGGATAATTGGTTAGCTAATGAACCTTGGCAATCTGAGGTAGAACTTAAAACTGCTATGGAAGTTAGAGAGATGATTACCAAAATAGAAGAAAAGGGTTACTACTATGAAGGTGAGGCTGAATTACTCAACTTAATGAGAAGTGAGTATATCGAACATACAAAAAAAACTAAAAAGAAAAGGTTATGATGAAGAAGTATAAGTACATATCAACATATATAGTTTCTTTATTAGCACTGGTTCTTATATGGAACATAAGTCCAGATATTAATAAAGAACCTCAGTTAATGGAACAAATCTCAGAAAATGAAAGAACGGCTGAACCTAAAATAGAGTACGTTCAAGCCCCGAAAGGAATTTTTGGATATATTAATGAGATACTTACAACCGCTATTGGATTAGTAAACCTAATAACATTCGGTTATCAAATGAAAGACAGAAGAAAAAGAAAAAGATTATGACTAAGTTAATTTGGGAACTATATAATAGAAATGAGATTTCAATGGAAGTAGCAAACTTATTATTAGACAAACACTATGAGTAAAATTTTATATATGGATGCAACCATACAACTTTTGGGTAAAAAAAACCAAAAAAAGACTCAAAAACTAATTGATGAAAATGAAGTAATTCATACTGATAGTGTATCCTATTTATCGGTAGATAATCAACCTACCAAAATAAGAAAAACATTAGATGGCAGGACATTAGTTGAGTTAGATAAACCAATGGCTTTGATTGTAAACACAACAGTTCCACATAAATGGATTTTACAAGATACGGAAACAGGTGAAATTTATCGTGGTACTACTGAACATACTATTGGTAAACAATGGGAAAAAATTATAGAGATAAATGAAGATTAAAAATATACTATCAGTAGGATGTTCCAATACAGTTGGTGTAAATCTTGAAGAAGAAATCGATGTTTTTGATTACCATAGACCACATTATGATGGTTTATTAGGTAAACAAGTTAAATTATATCGATATGAGAATAATTTTTCTACAAGATTAGCCAATATGTATGCAGCGGAGGTTAATAACTTAGGTGTAAGTGGTGCTTCAAATGAAAGAATTATCTTTTCTGCCGTTGAACAGCTACAAAAACCATCTATTCCTCCAATCGATTTAGTTCTTGTAAATCTATCTGGTCAAGCTAGAATGACTTTTGAACATCAAGAAAAGTTATTTGATATAGATTTATCTTATGAAACCGACCATTTAATGGAATATGCTGATATTGGAGTAGAAGGTTGGAGAGATTTCGTTGATTTTTATAGGAATAATTTATTCGGTTCCTATACAACTAATGAAAAGCAACATAATTTATACACTTATATTGTGAATTTCTTAGAAAATAAGAAGATTCCTTACATTATTACTCAAACAGTACCAACAGAATTCCAAATAGAGAACTATACAGATAAGTGTATTCCCATAACATTTGATGAGTTCAACGAAAAAGCTAATAGAAAACGAGCTAAAGGAAATCATTGGTTATCTGATTCACATGAAGCTTGGGCAATTGAGTTACATAAAGTAATAGAAAAACACTATGCAGATTAAGAACCATAACATATTTCCAATACAAGTACATACAATCCAAAGCGATATAGATACTACACCTATAAAAGAACTTATTGAATCATGGACTAGTATTTTAGATGTGGATGGGTTTCATTATGGAGAAGGAACTGGAGGTCTACAAGGTGGCGGTGAGATAATAGAAAACGTAGCGTTTGATGAGTTTCATAAAGTACTAAATACAACTATACCTAAATTATATAGAAAGGGTTACAACATAATATCCAAGTGGATTAGTATTTATAATAAGGGAGATTATAACAAGATACACAATCACCCAACCCCTCAGTACTTAAATTCAGAATTAGTATCGGGTATATTTTACATACAAACCGAACCCAATGATTCTAAACTTGTAATACATTCACATCAAAATGTAGGAGATACAGAAGAGTTCGACCCAAATGAAGGGGATATTATATTATTTCGTTCATCAACATATCATAGTGTAACCCCAAAAAAGTTTGATTCAAAAAGAATCTGTTTAGCATTTAACTTAAAATTAAATTAATTATGGAAAACATCGAAGAAGTATTATCCGTACCATCAATTGGAGATAGCTATTGTTCTTATAAATACAGAACTATACCTGCTTATTATAAAAACACAGAAAATATAGATTTATTCTTTTCTAATTATTAATTATGAAAAAATGTAACATTTGTAATCAGAATAAACCTGATTTTAGATTTAAGAGAAATAAGAAAACTTGTAAGAGTTGTGAAAGAACTTGGTACAATGGATTTCTTAGATGGTTGGTGAAAGAGCGTAGGTTAACACCAGCTGAAAGAATGGGTAATAGATTGGGATATATGGGTTCAGCTTTTATCATGAGCTCTCCCTACCTACTCCCCTACGATAATATAGGAGCATACACTTATCTGATTGGAGCTATATTATCTCTACCACAAGTATGGTTAGCCAAACAATGGAATTTAGTAATAATTAATTTTAACCTATTAATTGGCTATGGGTTATATCTATTTACATGAGAGAAAAAATAATAAAAGCATTAAAAACAGTTTACGATCCAGAGATACCAGTCGATATATGGGAACTTGGATTGATTTATAATATTACAATTAACCCTGATAATAGCGTTAAGGTAGTAATGACACTAACCTCACCTAACTGTCCAGTAGCTGAAGAGTTACCACTTGAAGTGGAAAGAGCAGTACTAAGTGTAGAAGAAGTGAAAGATTGTTATTTAGATTTAACATTTGAACCACCATTCGAACCAAGTATGATGAGTGAAGAAGCACGGTTCTCTCTGGGTATGATGTAGAATATTCTTATGTAATATTTATATACATGAGATATAACCCATATACATGGGAACAGAAATTATATCTAACGTTCGTAATTTTTGGGAAAGTTCTTGAAAATTTAAGACTCATCACTTATTACTTCATTAAGATGAAGTATTATCAATTAAAACAATGGTTATATCAAAGGCGTTCAAAGTAGCGTATTTTATGGTTGTGGTATTAACATCAGTATTAGTATATTTTACTGAATGGCAATATCACTTATTTTTTAAACCCAACCTACAAGAGTATTATGTGGATAGTAGGGTTGAAGAAGATGTGGATGAGGTAATACGAGAGTTATATAATAGTAATGTTCCATTACATCAGTTAGCAAAGGAAAGTTTTCACATTTCCATCAATCCATGTATGCCTCCATTTTATTGGGGGATGGCTTTGGGAGCACTTATTCCCAATGAAATTAGAATAGAACTTAATGATGGTATATTAGACCAATCGAAAGATTTTCGTAAATGGGTTATATTACATGAGTTTGCACATCATTTTGATTTTGTGCATGAAGATAAACTATATATCATGTATCCTTACTTAGAAGGTAAGTACGATATCGCATTAGAAGAACTTACAGAAAAAATTATAGAAAAACATTTGGATAATTAAAATATTATTCGTATATTTGTACTTATGAAACAATGGTATAATACATTAACCAAAATTGATTATGTAGCATTTACAATAACATTTATTATGTTATTAGTTATATTAATTACCGAAGCATGTTCACCTATATTAAATGAAGATAACAACAATGTTTGTATAGAAATATATGAACCGGTTTGTTATAAAGGTAAGTTATATGATAACTCGTGTTATGCAGAAAAGGATGGAGCCGATAATAAAGATATAACACCATCTATGTGTATCGATTATGAACCAGGATATACTGGTGAAATGAAACCATGTCCTTTTTGTCCTTAATATGAAGTGGGAAGATAAAGATTGTTTACATCTGGTACTAATGAAAGACCCATTTGAAAGAATAGCAAGGGGTGAAAAAGTAATTGAATATAGAGAAGATACTCCATATTGGGAAAAACGATTAAAAGATAAAAAAATAAATTACATATATTTTCAATATGCCTACCATAAGAACCCATCTCATATGGTGGTTAAAGTAAATAAAAAACAATTAACAGATAGATGGGAACTCCACCTTGGAGATATAATACATTTCAACAACAATCACATCAAAGGCTTAGAATGTAAAAGCTGGGAAGTGTGGTATAAAGATTTAAACTCATGAACGAACAAAACTTAGAAGATATTGGATTTAAAAAATATCACGATACTTCAGATGAAGAAAATCCATTTTACTATTGGGCATATGATATAAAGGATGAACCTGGTGTGGCCACTTTAATAACTCAAACATCTGATGAAATTGATAAAAAAGATGGGTGGGAAGTTTTCTGTTATGATATTCATACTGACCTTAAATTTACCTCGATAGCCGATGTAATTACTTTCATTGCTGTAATAGAGAAAAATATCACATGATACACTTAATACTTTTACTTTCTTTATTTACTACTAATTTAGAAAGTAGAGCAGAAAAACATTTAACAAAATATTACCAACATGAAATAAGCCTTTCTGAAGGACAATCCTTTTATGATGGTACGATGTACCAAATGTTAAACAATACAGATTTTGTTTACATTGGTAAATCAAGAAGTAAGTTTGACCACTTCGACTACATGGTTCTCTTTGATGAGAACAAATCCATTAAACTAGTAAGAGTATTAATTTATCGAGAAAACTATGGTGGTGAAGTTGGAAGTCGTAGGTGGTTGAAACAATGGATTGGAATCAGTAAACCGAAACATATGGTAGATGCAATTAGTGGAGCTACCATATCAGTAAATTCACTAAAACAAAGTATTAACACATTATTAACAAAGGTATGAAAAACAAATTAGTATTATTATTTGTATTATTAAGCACGTTGGGATATTCTCAACGAACTGATGTAACATCTGTTCCACATGAATTATTTGGAGTATGGCAATCTAATGGAGAAGATGTAAATGAATTTTTAGAAATTGCTCCATCTGCAGATGGTAAAGCAACGTTTGTAAGAAAAACATCGGTAAAGATATTAGCAGCAGGATATATTGTTTCTGTGATAAACAATGAAAACCCAAGTGGACAACTAAGAGTTCAAAGAGTAGATACTTCATTGGAATATGATTTGGGATACTTTATTGGAAATGATACATTCGTTGTAACACAACCAAATGGTACAAGGGCATGGTTATGGGTTAAAAGAATCGATTACTAATGGAACTAATAGAAAAATTACAAGAGAAATTAGGAATTCAAATCACAGATGATTATCCAATTGGAAAATCAGTAGCATTAGAATGTAGTGCATGGAATACCGCAGATGGTTATGAACTTTATGTAATGTGTAATGATGCACAAAACATTGATTGGGATTACGATGTATATTATTACCAACCACCATTTGATGAGGTTATATCTAAACTTGAAGATTTAGAAGAAGGAGATATCGTTTATATCGAAGATATCGAAGAATACTTACCTGAGTATGAGATAGAACAATGGTTAGAAGAAAAAGAGAATGAAGAATAAAGTAGCAGCTTGGGGTTTCGTATTAGTATCATGTATAAACCCAAGTTTAGAAACAGGTTTAGATACATTAAGAGATGAGATAGAAAAATTACAATCACAAGTACAAGTAGTGGATGTAAGTGGGTTAGTAGAAAGCGTAACAGAATTAGAATCCACAGTAGATACCTTAGTTATAGAATTTGATACTTTGGATACAACAATGAATGAGTTACATCAAATGATTACTACATTACAAGAAGGACTGGACAATTTACAACAACAACTTAGTACACTTGCACCTAATGGAACTCTTCAAGAAATCTTAATAAAGTTACAAAGAATACAAGAAGGTATTGATACGTTGGTAGCAAGAGCAGATTATGATATTGATGGAGTTATCAATGCAATTGATGAATGTCCCGATACTCCAATAACAGAAATAAAACAAGTTAATGAAGTGGGATGTTCCCCTTCACAATTAAACAATTAAAGATATGAAAACAATTTACAATATACTAAAGGTTTATCTATTTCCAATTTTATTACTTTTACTTCTATTAGGAGTAGGTACATCATTATTTGCTAACGATTGGGGAAAGACAGGACATAGAATCGTTGGTGAAATTGCAGAAAGACAATTGAGTGATGATGTTAAGGATATCGTATATGATATATTAGATGGAGAATCACTTGCAGTTGTAAGTACATGGGCAGATGAAATGAGAAGTAATCCTAATTGGAGACCTTATGATAAATGGCACTATGTGAATCTACCATTAGATTTAGAATATCCAGATGTGGATGTACCCGAAGAAAATGTGGTAACAATAATAGAACGATGTGTAGCTATATTAAAATCTCCCTCATCAGATAAAGAGATGAAGAAGTTTTACCTTAAGTACTTGGTACACTTAGTAGGAGATTTACATCAACCAATGCATACTGGTAGGTATGAGGATTATGGTGGTAGTAAAATTTATCTTACATTCAAAGGTAGAAAGGGTAGTGATAATAGAACTAATCTTCATGTACTATGGGATAGTAACTTAATAGATGATTTCAAAATGAGTTATACGGAATGGAGTAATCACTTAGAAAACAAATATAGGAAAGAGGTTGTCAAACAAAGTAATACCCTCGAATGGACATTTGAATCGCATTGGTGGGCTAGAGATATCTACAAGAACACGCCGGATGGTTCTTATCTATCATATGATTATGTGTACAAGTATCAACCCGTATTAGAAAAGAGGTTATACTATGCAGGAGTAAGATTAGGAAATCTAATCCAAGACATTTTCGGTAACTATAATAATGAATAACCTATAACAATTAAGAACGGAAACAATCATGGAATCAACACTTATACAAGTATTAGCAGGTTATGGAGGATTAATATGGATGAGTACATCATTCCCTCTATATATCTTATACATACTATGGAGAAACAATTGGAAAGTACTTCATAGTGTATCAGACTCATGGTATGTACTTAAACAAAAAGAACGTAACGAAGAGATACTATTTACTATCTTTACTTACTTCTTAGGTATAGGTACAATACTTCAGTACTATCTTAATCCTATCTTCTTTATAGGGGGTATGGGTTTCTTTTGGGTAGGTACTCAAACACAATTCAGAGGTGAATCCATTAAAGAAACTATCCATTACTTAGGAGCAGTATTAGGTATAGGAGGTTCTCTTATCGGATTATCCCTCATAGGTGTGTGGGTTCCCTTACTCATTATGTTAGTAGGAGGAGGTATAATGAAACTTCTAAAGATAAACAACTTTCTGTGGTGGGTAGAGATACTTGCCTTCATCCTTGTAATCGGAGGATTATGGTATATGTAAGAAGGTGGTGGAGATTATGGGCTCGTGCTTTAGGTTCTAAGGAAGGCTCTACAAGAGAAGCTGATGTAGTTGCTATATGGAGAACTCTGATTGTATTACAAGCAGTTATTACTAATGGGTTTATAGTTTGGAATATACTGAGAAGATGGTAATACTATCAATAAAAAGAAAAGGGAAAATTAAATCTGAACGACAAAATGAAAAAATTTTTAAAAAACCGACACTATCTTAGTGTCTTAGTATTTAAGTTAAAGGTTATTATACTTTCTTTTAACTTTTCTTCTTTAAGTTGTCTGGAGTGTCTATAACTATTGCGTTTTTAAAAAAAATATAAAAAAAGATATTAACAATTGAACAAAGTTGTATATACATATAAATGGACTGATGGTTGGCTTAAGGGTTTGGATAATCCAAAAGCCGTTACTATATTAAGAAAATCCGTTGAACAAGCTAACCGTTGGTATGAAACCGAAATGTGGTGTGATAAGGAAATAGGATTCAATATAATTAAAAACCTCGATATCCCATTCACTCGAATCCGAACCACAAAAGAACTTAATCAATATCAGTCATCAAATTGGGGTATAACAAAACTAATCACGATTAAAAACCAATTACATCCTCACATCCACATTGATATGGATACGATACTTCTCAAAGAATTAAAGTTCGATACATCAAAAGATATTATATGGGGAAATGCAGAAACAAGTTTAATTTACGGTAAAGGACACTATTCCTCATTTAAGCACATATACGAACGTTATGTAAAAATAGCAGAGAAATATGAACCTAACTTATTACAAGAAGGTGTTTTTGATTTTTCTCACGCACCGAACAACTCATTACTTATAGTAAACAATCCAAAACTTATAAAAGAAACTATTATTGAATTACAAGAAAGAATAAAGCCATACTATAAAACTAAGTTAGGTGAGTTAAATATGTTTATGGAACAATTTCTGTTTATGAATCTTTGCAAATGGAATGGTGCTAATGGGGCATATTCTCATACCAATCACGATAGTAAATTAGATTATATGGAACGTAAGGGAGAATTTCATATTTCTGATTATAACAAAGATTTAATTATGAGTGGAGAACTACCCTTTAGTGATTTCGAAGAAAATGGTTGGTTGCATTTTGAAGGACTTTGTGATTATTCTGAATCTGAAATTAAACAAATACTTGATAATATAAAATGAATATAATTTATACATGGGTAAAAATGGATGAAGATTCTCATTCCTCGAAGGGATGGGGAAATAACTTTATTGATATGGCTATGATATCAGTAAGTTCTGCAAACCAATACAACCATACTAAATTATATTGTGATGAGGTAAGTAAGAATTTTTTTATTAAACATAAAATACCGTTTAGTGAAATAATCGTTTTAGATGAACTTGAGAAATTTGATTCACCAAATTGGGGATTTGCTAAACTCTTATCTATGAAATACGAAAAAGGAAAATATTTACATATTGATTTGGATACCATTCTTACCAAAAAACCTATATGGAGAGATGATTCAATTACATATGGATTTTATGAATTAAAGTTTGGATTAAGGCATACTCCATTTAGAGAGATAGAATATCTATATCATAATTACTTAAGAAATTATATCAAACACCATAAATCAAAATATACAGATGAAAAATGGGATTGGAACACAATACCAAATAATTGCTATATGATGGTTTCTGATTTCGATATAATTAAAGAAGTTATAGAAGTGTTACATAAATTTGTTAAACCAATAATAGGAAAAAACGAAGATACCCTAAATCAATACATGGAACAATATCTTTTTTATAAGTTCTTAAACGATTCAAAAGTTAAGATAGGATTTGAATCTGGATTAGATGACCCTAATGCAATCCAACTAAAAGATAAAGAAGAATTGATTATTAACCCTGATTACTTAGATACGTTTATTAATACTAAAGCCAGATTCTTTCATTGGCCAATATATAACCAATTTTCTACTTCAGAGATATATCCATTATATAAAAAGTTATGGGATAAATTTGATATAAAACACAAAATGATTACACCAACACCAAAATCAATAATATAATATGGATGACTTTAACGAGGATGATTTAAATGAGTTCGAAAAAACCAACGAACGATACCAACATTTTAGAGAGATGGAAAAGGAAATGTTAAAAATCGATTTAACTCGTGGTAGTGTAATGCCACTAAGTATTAAAGATTGGAAAGATATGTTTGGTGAACCTACCAAGGAAGATTTGTTTGATATCACACAAGCATACATAAAACAATATCATGACCATGGGGATGAATACGTTCCTATACTCATAGATGCATACAGTATATCTTGGGTTAAATACTTATTAAAGTATAATGAAGAAGTTGAAGAATATGAACTATGTTCTATATTTAAATCTCATATAGATTCTTATAAAGAAATATTTGATGTATGAAAGAAGAAAAAATAAACATACCACGAATGAAAGAAGATTTGATTGAATTGAACAATCAGATTGATATTTATCTAAAGTTAGAATCTGATAATAGAGTTGGTAAATCTTATATGAAATTAATGGAAAAAATTATAGAGCGTAGAGATTTATTAAAAAGACAATTAACCGATATGGGAGAACTATGAGTTATATAATTGGAAAACCATGTGATGGTGTTTGTGATACTGCTTGTGTAGCAGTTTGTCCTGTTGATTGTATTCATGGTCCAATAGATATTAATGGTAGAGGTGCAGAGGTTGAGGGAATGAGTGAAGAAGATAAGAAAGGTAAGATGTTGTATATAAACCCTGCCGAATGTATTGACTGTGGTGCCTGTATACCCGAATGTCCTGTTGAGGCAATATATGCTGATGAAGAAGATGCGATTGAGAAAGATGGTACGGATGAGTATGTAAAAAAGAACTATAACTTTTTTGGACAAGAATGGAAAAAGTAAATACACTACATCACTATGGTGATTCATTTGGTACTTGGTTTAATCCTGATAGACCTAAAGAATGTGCAACAGTTGGTTTTAGTGAGATTATAGCAGAACATTTCAAATTTAAACACAGACACAGAGCAGAGGGTGGTTTATCAAATTACATAATAGTATCTCGAATTGTAGAAGATATCTTTAAGTTTAAGAATGGTGATATGATTCTTATCAACTTTAGCTTTTTTCATAGATTTCCAATAATGTTAAGACCTCTTAAAGATGGATATATTACATCATTAAGTCATAGTATAGCATCACGAGGTGGTAATGATATAGAAAAGTTACCTGAACCATACCTACAATATAACCTAATCCATAGAACAAATTTTCAAGAAGAAGAGTGGAATTTATTATTTCATTCATTTATTAAACCTGTATTTAAATCATTGAGAGAACGAGGTATTAATATAGTTGTATCTTTCAATAACCCTATACTAAACGATGAAAGTGAGCAAAGACCAATTGAACGATTCTTACATGGGAATCTTTTAGAATCTAATGATATAACAAGATTTAATAGTGATACTCCTTTGATGAATGTATTTACAACCGATTATATTAGATTATTAAATCTACGCAAATTACTTAAAGATGGGGAGGATGTTCATTATAAATTTGGAAAGCAATCAGTTATAGCCCAGCTATGGGTAGATTATATACAAAATATTCGAAAAATATTTTAAAAATAATTGTTAAAATATTAGGATATCTCAGTTTTTTTTCGTATATTTACATAGTAAATGAGTGATAATATAAAACATAAAACTATGAGTAAATTTGAAATTTGGTTAGATGAGGTAAATGAAAAGAGAAAACAACATTGGGATAAAAACTATTCTTACAAAGAATATACTCCCCTTACTGTTAAAAAAGGACAGAAGTATATGAAGGTGATAGATGAAGGTTCAGTATGGGCTTTCGTTTCTATGTGGGAAGGGGTTCTAAAAGGTAGTTTGATATGTAAAGGAGATTTACTAAAACCAGCTTCGTGGAACTCACCAGCTAAACATAACAGAGGTAATATCTTTGATGGAAGTGATAAATGGAACTTCTTTGGACCTGCTTACTTATAAATAATGGATTATGATTACGAAGATGCATATGAATTGGAATCCGATATCTATGCTAAAAACTTCAAAACTCCACAACAAATTATGGAACATGAACTTTGGGTAGTTCATAAAGGAGACTATAAATCTTATTTAAATTCAATTCAATGGGATACTCCCCCGCCACCTGAAACTGAAGAAGAAAAAGAAATAAAACGAGAAGAACAACAACAAAGGGAATTGGAAAACTCTCCTTTTGCAAAATGGTTTTAATATGACAATAAAAGATTACAAAACATTTTTAAACTCTCTACCAGAAGAGTTTGATGATTTTGAAATAACACATCGAGAATATACTAACATTAATGATGATTCATTAAATGCACAAGAAGTATCTGTTTATTCAGTACACATTGATGAATCACAAAAGAAGGCATGTAATATGCATCAAAAATCCTATGAACTATATCAAGAATTTACCAATATGGAAAAGATTGAAGTTCCTAATGTTAGAATTCCGATGAGTAAATTAGAATAGTATGGATAATATAAAATGGAATTATGTACTACTTGGTGCAATCATAACAACCATAGCTCAACTTGGGGCATGGGCTCAACACAATGTACAATTTAAATACCCAAGATTTGATGAATCGTGGTGGGGTTGGTATGCATTATCAATTCCTTTAACTTATCTATTTATAGCAGCAACAAAATACAATGTTATTGGATATGGTGGAAGTATATGGGGAGCTAGATTCGTAGGGTTTGCCATAGGAATGATAGTTTATGCTATTATGATTCAATGGTTTTTTGGTGAAAAGTTTACAATGAAAATAGCAGTTCAGTTATTTCTTTGTTTTACCATAATATTAGTTCAATCTTTTTGGGCAGAAAATAAATAAGATTTTATTTGGATATCTCGATTTTTTTTCGTATATTTACTATGTAAATAAGTTAAAACACTAAAAGTTAAATTATGAATATCGAATCGTTAAAATCAAAAAGTTTAGAAGAATTAAGAGAAATCTCAAAAAAATTAAATGAATTAATTGAGATAAGAAAATCTGAGGTTGCTTGGAATACTAAATCACAACTTAGAGTTGGTGGTATAGTATCTGTACCACATGGTAAGTTAAAAGGTAAACAGTTAAGAGTTGAGAAAATCAACATCAAAAAAGCTGTACTTAGTATATTAAATGAGAACTCCACAGTTCAATGGAATGTTCCTTTATCAATGATTGAAGTTCAATAATATGAAAGTACTAATCAAACCTCAAGTAAAAAAACCTTGGTCAAAAGAAATGTATGATTACAATGACAAGGTAGCTGATTTGATGAAAGAAAACATAATCAAATCAATTGTTAAATACCAAAATAATTTTGATAAACTCAACGAACTAATGGAGTTGTGTGGTGGTATCAAATATGGTGATGGATATACTATTGATGACCTTTACCACGATGTTCACCATGAAGTTGAAACTGTTCAAAACTATTGGTTACACGAAGAATACCCATATGCAGTTAAACAAGGATTGGTTGAACCAGTTCTATATGATTTTGTAGGTTATGACAAATAGTTGGTATTATAGAGAAATGGGTAGTAGAGATAAGAAAGGTAATCTTAAGTACTACCAAGTAAGAGTTACTGATTACAAGATTGATGATTGTGAATGTCCAGCAAGGTCATTTCGTTCTTATCAACCTTGTAAACATATGAAAAGATTAAAAGAAAAATTAACACACTTAAGTATATAGTAAATTATGGCAAAACAATTAAAATTTGATGTAGAGGCAAGAGAATCCTTAAAGAATGGATTAGATATCCTTGCAGACGCAGTAAAGGTTACATTAGGACCAAAAGGTAGAAATGTTCTTTTACAAAAAAAACAAGGAACACCACACATCACTAAAGATGGTGTTTCCGTAGCAAAAGAAATTGAGTTAGAAGATGTATTTGAAAACATGGGTGCACAATTAGTTAAAGAAGTTGCATCTAAAACTGCTGATGAAGCAGGTGATGGTACAACTACTGCAACTGTTCTTGCTCAAGATATCGCAAGATTAGGATTTGATGCAGTAAACAATGGAGCAAATCCAATGGAACTTAAAAAAGGAATCGAGGCTGCAGTTAAAATTGTAACTGAAGAACTTGGTAAACAAGTAATTGTTGTTGGAAACGACATTGATAAAATAAAACAAGTTGCATCAGTTTCAGCAAACAACGATTCTATTATTGGTGATTTGATTGCAAACGCATTTAATAAAGTTGGTACTGATGGTGTAATTACAGTAGAAGAATCTAAAGGTATTGAAACTTCAATGGAGTTAGTAGAAGGAATGCAATTCGATAAAGGATATGTATCACCTCACTTTATAACTGATGTAGAAAAAACAAACGCAGTTATGGAAACTCCATATGTTCTTTTATATGATGGAAGAATTTCTTCTATGAAAGATATCTTACCATTACTTGAACAAGTATCACAACAAAACAAGTCATTGGTAATTATTGCAGATGATTTAGAGGGTGAAGCATTAGGTACATTGGTAGTAAATAAACTTAGAGGTATTCTTAATATCTGTGCAGTTAAATCACCTGCATTTGGTGATAGAAAAAAACAGATGATGGAAGATATTGCTATTCTAACAGGTGGTACGTTCATCACTTCAGATGTTGGTTTAACTTTAGAAGATGCAACTATTGATATGTTAGGAACTGCAGAGAAGATAACTATCGGTTCAGATTCAACTACCATTGTAAATGGTGGTGGAGATGGTAATGCATTATCAGATAGAATAGACCAAATAAAATCTCAGATTGAAAACTCAACTTCAGAATATGATACAGAAAAACTTCAAGAAAGATTAGCTAAGCTAAGTGGTGGAGTTGCAGTACTTTATATCGGAGCTGGTTCTGAGGTAGAATTGAAGGAGAAAAAAGATAGAGTAGATGATGCATTACAAGCAACACGAGCAGCAATCGAAGAAGGTATTGTTGAAGGTGGGGGAATTGCACTATTAAAAATTCAAGATACTCTTGGAGATTCACCTGAAGATGAATCCGATTCATTTCAAAAAGGATTTGATATCATTCGAACTTCATTAGCTTCACCAATATCACAGATTCTTAAAAACTGTGGTGTAACTGAAGGAACTGTTGTTGAGTATATAAAACTAAATGGTGGTGGATATGATGCTAAGAATGAACAATTTGTAGATATGTTTGAAGCAGGTATCATTGACCCTAAGAAAGTTACTAGAGTTGCAATTGAAAACGCAGTATCTGTTGTAGGTATGATTCTTACAACTGAATGTATGGTAGTTAATAAACCGGAAGATAAAGAAGTTATACTTCCACCGATGCAACCGATGATGTAAATGAAAACTTTATTATCTGGTAGTTATGATTTATATATTAATAATTCTTGTAATTTAAGTTGTAAGAATTGTAGTGTATTAGACTATGGTGGTAATGTAACAATCCCAAATCTAAAATTAGATGATGTAAAAGAAATCATTTCAAACCTCGAATCAAATAATTTAATAGTAGATGAATTAAAAATTGTAGGAGGTGAACCAACGATACATAAAGATTTCAAGGTTATAGTGGATTATGTATCTACTAAAAGAAATTGCTATAACACTTTAACTTTAGTAACTAATGGTTTACGATTTACTGATGATGTAGTTAATGTATGTAAAAACTTTGATATAATACGAGTATCTGAATACAACGAATTAGGAGATATAAAATATCATATAAAAAGTAGTCCAGTTTACAAAAAGTTAATTAAACATTCAAACGTTTTATTTTATCCAACGAGCACCTTTCAGATATATGGAGAAAAGGGAGGAACTGAAAGATTTGGTAATACTGAAGAAGATTCGTTATATACTAAAGAGCTAAACTATGAAAGATGTTGGCAACATGAAGAGTGTTTAGCACTAACCAAAGAAGGTATATATCGTTGTGTAATCACAATGAATGAACGTATTGAAGTTGTAGAATGGAACTCAGCAGAAGATGTTAATAAGGATGAACCATTAAATAGATGCGAAACTTGTTATTGGTTTCCAAGAGAAGAAACATGGTCTAGCTTAAACATTAAAAAAGATATAAAGAATTACGAAAGAGCTATAAGTATTTTAGATAAGACTAAATTAATTTAATTGGAAAAACCCACTTTTATGAAACTATCAAAAGAAATATTTAATAATCTTGTAGATGAATTATCAAAAACACCAACTGTAAATAAATCAGAATGGGAAAAAAGAATTTCATTGGTAAGTGATTTTAAAAAAATAGAGGAAAATAATAGTAAGATTACAAATACAAATTTAACACATTATTCTTTTAGAAATAAAAATTTAAATAAAATCATATCTGAAATAACTAAAAGAGATATAAGGGATGCAATAAGTTTACATATAGTAGAAGCAGAACCACCAGCATCTACAATTCCACATATAGACAAGAATTCTCAACTAACTTTAAACATTTTACTTGAAGATAATTTTGAAGGTGGTTATATTCATATCAATGGTGTTAAAATAAATGGGTTACGAAAAAAAGGAGATTATCTTATTTATAATGGAAGCAAAGAATCACACTCAGTTACATCCGTAACAAAAGGAAAAAGAAAATCTTTAGTGGTTTGGTTTTTTGATAATGATAGAAGTTTGATTTAATTATTATGTATAAAAGAAAAAAACTTTGAATATAAACAAAATAGTTCAATTTAGATTATACAAAAATAATCTACGTCCTCATAAGTTTGATAATAGATATTGGTTCAATACCCTATCAATAGATAACTTTTCCCAAAACTTAAATAATATAAAGAAATCAATTGAGTATCATCATGAAGATTTACAATGGGAAGGTACACCAACTACTGAAGTAGTTTATGAAAGATTGGAGTTTGGTTCACAATGTCATTTATGGATGTATGAAGAAAAGTGTTTGGGATGGCATTGGACTAATACTAACTGTATAACTGTTGATTGGAAATCTCATTATCAAGATATAGAAGAAAATGAAATTTATATTGGAGGAGCTTTGGTAAGTAGAAAATACAAACCAGATAGAGGTAATTCTGCAATGATTTTTTATAGACAAGGATTTGAATATAGTTTTGATTTAACAAATACAGACACAATGTATCTTTACTCAGATGACTGGAATAGAGCATCTGCACAATTATGTTATAGAAATGGTTTCACTAATCATACTTTTATAAAATAAACATGGTCACCATATTAATAAAAAATACTAAATCCATTGGCTTAACTAATATCTTATTTCACAATACTAAAATAGATAGTAATAAAAATACAGATATAATAACATATAAAGATACTCAATATAAAGTTACTTGGGATGTGGGTGGTGATGAACTAAAGTATGATTATTGTTTTTATTATCACGATGTATTTTATGGTAATCCAAATTATAAAGAACATACACACACGAATATATTAACATTTCATGGTGAAAAATATAATACTATTGGATTATTTAGGAATGATAAAACTCGTAAAATATCTAACAAGTTGGGTAGTGGATATATATCTGATGATATTAGAAATAAATTTTTATTAAGCCAAACCCTATTTGTATGGAACGAATATGCTGATATACGGATATGGAAAGAATATGAAAATGTACATCACAAAATAAATCATAATTACAAGTTAGGACTTTTCTTTAGTAGAATAACTGATTATAGGAGTTCATTAGTTAATAAGCTAAAAGATAATACTGATATTTTTATAAATCAGTTTAGCTTATTTAATGATTCAAAAAAGATAAACGGGGTAACTCAGCACAATATAAGAAAAGCAATTAATGATTTTGATAATATTAAATTACTAACAGATTCCAGCTTTCCATTAGATTTTTTCTTTAAAGTTTTACCCAACACAAAAGCAGTATTAAACATAGAAACATTAGAAACCAAAAGTAATTATAACTTTTTAACTGAAAAAACATATGGACTGATACTAGGGGGTATTCCTTTTATACCAATTCACACATTCATACTTGATATGATACAATCAATAGGATTTAATACATTACATCCATTTGATACTGAAATTAGAGAATTTGATAATTCTATTAAAAAAACATCTGAGTTTATTAAAACTTATTTAGAAGATGAACCAAATAATTACTACAAATTAGTAACATGGGTAAATCAATTAAAAGCATATATGCTAAGTAGATTATATTCTGAAAATTCATTATTGGATAATTTACGTTTTTTTAAAAAAGAAACATCATCTTTATTGTAAAATAATTTGGATAATTAAAATATTATTCGTATCTTTACAATCTAAAACAATTAAATTTAAAATTATGAATAAAGTATATGTAAGAAAATGTGAGAGGTTTACCCAATGGGAAGCTTCTGAACCAATCGAGGTTGATGTAGAAAAACTTCGTAATTGTGTACCTCCTTATGAGGGTGAAACAGAAAAAGACCTGTTAGACTATTTACAAGAAAATGTTTTGTATAACTACGACTGGGCCGAAGATGAAACCAATAAAGAAGTTTATGGTGAGGATGCTGCTTATGATTTAACATTTGAATCTTGTGATATGGAAGTATATTCAGATACTCGTGATAAGTACGCACAAGAGTGGTTGGATGTAGGTGAACCAAACGAAGAGTGGAGAAAGATGGGTAGATTCGAAGTAAGAGAAACTTCAGTAGATAATTCATAAGTTATGGCAATAGATAAAGACAAAGCAAAAGAGTTGGTTAACGATGCGAGATACATTCACGATTCGTTAAAAATATATCTTAAAGATGATAGTATAGAAGATTCTTTATTATTCTTTTGGGGAAATAAATGTATTCAGTTAGCATCTGAACTTTTCAAGGAAGTAAATTATAGAGATATAACTAAGAAACAAAAAGGTTATACTTATGATTTACTAAATGCATTCAAAGAGAAGTACCCTAATTTCGAAGATGAATTCAATAAACAATAGTTATGGCAAATGAAATGACAAGTTTCGTTAGAGTTAAGAAAGCTAACGATAATGTAGTTAAGAGATTAAAAGAAATCTTTACACCAAGTGAAGGTAAGTATGATGTTAGTTCTATTGAATTATTAAATCGTGTTTATGGTACTAATTATTCCTATGAAGCAGATAAAGAAGATTGGGATAGAGAAAAAGACTGGCCTTCAAATGAAGAATGGGAATCTAAGATGGGACCAAAGTGGTCTTATGGTGAGGAGTTCTATATGGATGAAGGTGAGACCGAGGGTTCGTTTATCATCCGTTCAGCATGGTCAGTACCACAAAACCTATTATTCAATATAGCAAAAGAACTTTATACTATCAAAGAAGATTGTTACTTAGTTGGTAACTATGAAGATGAAGGATATGACCCAGTCGGTGCATTCATCTACGCAAACGATTACGATGATATCGAAGATTTAGACCACGCATATGACCCACAAGATTTATGGGAAGATGATACACTTCGTGACCAGCTGTGGGAGGAAAATAGTGAATTAGAAAGAGATATTGAAAAAGCATATTTTGAATATTTAGAAGATAGAAAAAATAACCCACAAGATTACGAATGAGAAAGTTAACATATTTTATATTAGAGGATGGTAGACCTTATGGATTAGAATTCATAACAGATAGAACTCCAAATTGGACAGAAAAACAATATCAAAGACACAGAACCCATATTGTAATGGAATTAGTAAGTGATGAAGAAACAGAAGAAACAGAACCAGTATCAAGAGAAATTGAATTGGGATGATATGACCTATGGTGAGGCATCTCATCATATTGGTAAAAAAACTACTGAAAGGATTCACAAATCCAAAAAAGATTATTCTCGAAAAGGTAAATCCAAAAGAAATTGGAGAGACCATGATGAAGATAATTGGTATCCAGACCAAACATTTTAAATGAAAAATATAATCATAAGTGGATGTTCATATTCCACAAATACAGGTACTTTACCATATGGGGCTATTATTGGAAAACAGATTCCATCGGTTCCGGTTGATAATAAAGCTTGGCCTGGTCAATCAAATAAATCTATATTATCTTCAATAAGAACTTCTATAAAAGATGGAGCTACTGATACTTTATTTATATGTCAGCTTACGCATTTACATAGATTAAATTTATATTGTACTTTAAACGATAGGTACATAGATTTTCAACCTTTATTTGTAAAAACAATACCACAAATAAAAGATGGAAATATAGAATTTGAAATAGATACTAAAAGTAAAATTGCAGGAAGGGTTCGTGGAATTGGTACTTATGGGGCTGCAAAACAAGTAGATGCTAATCTTCCTGAGGATATATTTCCTGAACTTTTTGATTTCTATGAACAATACTTAAAATACTTTTATGATGATAACGAATCATTCAATTCCCTAATGGATGATGTAGATGATATCCAAAGATTGGTTGATACAACTAATAATAAAATACTATTTTTATATTGGCCTCATATTCTTCCAAATAAAGATGAATTAAAAAAAAGAAACTTTATTAACTTTAATAAGAATTATTCTATGTTAGAGTGGTCAACTAAGAACAATTTACTTGATGGTATATCATCTCATTTAAATACTGAAGGGCATACTAAAGTAGCAGAAAACATTCTTAATGTTTTAGATATTAAAAAAAATAGAATTATATGAGTTGTATATACTTATATATTCGATTGGGGGATTAGCTCAGCTGGCTAGAGCGCCTGCCTTGCACGCAGGAGGTCATCGGTTCGACTCCGATATTCTCCACTACATTAACTAAATTAATGTAATTATGATTATGAAAAAAGTAATTTTATTATTTTTGCTTACGTTCATCGGAATGAGCGTAAGTTGTGAAAAGTCAGATTGGCTTTCACCTGAGGATGTTGACAACATTAAAAATCAATTGAACACCCAAATTACGGAGTTACAATTTGATAACAATACGTTGACAACACAAGCATCAGAACTTACAACTCAAGTTGCAACTCTTACAGAAGAGGTAGCAACTTTAACGAGTTCAGTAAGTACTCTGACTGAATCAAACACTACACTAACAAGTTCAAACACATCATTAACTGCAACCAATACGGCACAGTTAGAAACGATTGAAGGTTTGAATACGAGTGTAACTGATTTGACGACTCAAGTGGCTTCGTTAACAACACAAATCGAAACACTTGACGCACAGATTGTAACTCTAACAACATCGAATACGGCGTTGACTGCAAGTAGTACAACTACTGCAGCTGAGATTGCTACACTTACAGCAAGTGTAACTTCTTTACAATCTGAGATAACAACTTTAGAAACTCAAGCTGATGTATTGGCTGATGAGATTTTAACGTTTAAGAACTTTAAGTCTATTAGAGATAAAATAGATGTATTAGTTGCAGCAACGATTGGTGATGCTAATCTTAATACTGCCGTTGATAATATCGATGTTGGTTTAACATCAGCAAGTACATCTTCTACTGTATTGAGAGGATTAATTGCTGCTGAAGCTGATTGGGTTTTTGATAACGCAATTAAAAGTGGTACTGTATCAATGACAACTGCAGTTAGTAGTTTTTATGATACATCGACTGATACAAATGTTGTTAACTTTAGAACGTTAGTTGGTGAACTAACAACTGCATGGAATGCAGCTAAAGAACCGCAATTACTTTTATGGTTTATCGAATTCATTAACGAATACGAAAATCTATAATAGACTGCCAGTCAAGCAGAAGGTTTATGGTTGTACCTCACAACAACCGAATGGCCCGTTCGTCTAACGGTTAGGACGCCAGGTTTTCATCCTGGAAATAGGAGTTCGATTCTCCTACGGGCTACAAATAGCGGGGTGGAGAAGTGGTATCTCGTTGGGCTCATAACCCAAAGGCCGAAGGTTCGAATCCTTCTCCCGCAACTAAAATTTAAATTATGATTACAACAATAGCAATAGTACTTTTATCAGGTTGGTGTATTTTCCTAACAGTAGGAATATCAAAACTAACACAAAGAATAGAAATTTTACATAAGGAAACTAATAATAGAATTTCAGTAACAGACCAACAGTTACATCTTAGAATCAATGATGAATCAAAGACGTTAGAGTCTAAGATTAAAGAAGTAAAAACTAATATGGTTAGTTTACTTAATCAAAAATTAGATGATGAAATTGATGATGTTAAAAAATTGATTCCTCCTACTAACGATGAGGTAATAAAGGAAGTTCAAAAGATGAGAGAAGATTTCTTAGCTCTAAGACAAAACTTCTAATATGATAGGAGAAGTGGCAGAGCGGTCGAATGCACTGGTCTTGAAAACCAGCGTACTGAAAGGTACCGGGGGTTCGAATCCCTCCTTCTCCGCAACTTTAAAATAAATGTTTAGATATCCAAACTTTTGTGGACCAGTAGAATATATAAATAAAACTCCATATCAGATAGTGGCTAGATATCCCATAACACGAGTTAAAGATGCACAGTTAATTAAAGATTGGTTAGATTGTGATACTATATTCAAATCAAATAGACAAAATATTTTTATATTTTGTAATGAAATAAAAGATGTGGAATGGGAAGTTATATAAAAAAAATATTCATAAATGGATGTTCTCATACTGAAAAAGTATCAAGTGGTAACTTGGGTATTGAGTATGGTAAATATTCAAATGTGGATGATAGAGGATTTACATCTAAAAATGATTGGATAGAATATTCAAATTCCATAGGAAAACAATATAAGTTTAAAGATAGTTATTTTAACTCAACTGGTGATGTTTTAGATAAATACGAAGCTATCTTTAAGCTAAACCATCGTTTATTAATAGATTGGGCTCAGCATTTTTATTTTTATAATAAGCTTGTATTAGAACAAGATACAGTATCATACTCTAATCACGAATTTCAAAAAAATCCACGTCCATCAATATATCAAAAAGACTATGAAGTTTTAGATAAGATAAAAGATACTTCATATATCCTTAACTTTGGTAAATCAGGCAAAGGTAATGATTATATGTTTATGGAAACTATTAGTACGATTGAACAATTAAAGGATGAAAATAAAAAACCCGAATTAGCGATAATACAACTATCGGGAATGAATCGAAGGATGGGAATAAAGCCCTCTGATGAAAATATTAGTGATTTGTATAGTGTTGATGGTTCTCATCTTTTTTTTGCTACACCATGGGATGTAACTGATTTTAAAGAATTAGCACCTCCCCCAATTGGAGAAATGACAACCGCATTTAACATATATGCTTTACAAGAATATTTTAAATCAAATAGTATAAAATATTTATTTTTAAATTATTTCCCATTTACAGATATTATAAAAAATCAGTTTATATTTAGTAAAATAAATAAAGAACATTTTATAACATTTGATGATAGTGATGATATATCAGAAGGTTGGATTGATAAAATGAAATCAAAAAAAGATATTCAGCTTACTAGAGATTTACAAGGACACCCAAGTACAACGGGTTATTTATATATGTTTCACAGAATACTTTGTAAACTAAACAAACTTTATGATATGGATTATGAAATAATTCCATCATATAATCAAATTTTTTCAAAATCAAGCAAGAACTTATTATAGTTTATATATTTATATAATATGAGATGGGTAGAATACTTTAGAAACTTAGCACACAACGTTAAACTTAAATCCAAAGATGTTAACACACAAATCGGTGCTGTTATTGTTGGTAAAGATAAAGAGATAGTATCGACAGGATACAATTCCTTTCCAAGAGGAATACGGGATGATAAAAAAGAAAGACAGGAAAGACCAGAAAAATATTATTGGTTTGAACACGCTGAAAGAAATGCTATCTACAATGCAGCAAGAATCGGAGTATCTACTAAAGGAACTACTATGTATCTTTCATGTGGGGTTCCATGTTCAGATTGTGCAAGAGGAATTATCAACGCAGGTATCGTTCGAATCTTTTGTGAAAAGGGTGGTGGAACTGAAAGAATAAAATGGGTTGAATCCGCAGAACGTAGTTGGGAGATGTTTGATGAAGCTGGTGTTAACGTTTGCTTCTATGATGATGAATTTGCTGGAATGTAATGAAAGATGTATTCTGCCCTCTACCATTTAAACATCTATACACACATACGAATGGTACACTAAAAGCATGTTGTATTTCAGGATATTTTAAAAACCCAATCAGTTTAAAAACCCAAACAATAGAAGAAGCTTACAATAGTAAAGAATTCAGAAAACTTAGATTAGATTTAACAAACGGTGTACAGAATGAACTATGTAAAATATGTTGGGATACCGAACGAGTTGGTATAGAATCACTAAGGCAGAATTGGAGAAAAGAATTATCATCAAAACATGATATGGATACTGATGGATATATAACTCCTAACTTTGAGTATATAGATGTTAGGTTCTCAAACCTATGTAACTTTAAGTGTATAATGTGTAGTCATGAATATTCATCTATGCACTATACGGATAAACATAAAGAACTTGGAATAGGTAAAGTGATAAATATAAAAGATGGATTTGTAGATGAGTTGATTCCATATATAAAAAATATAAAACACATATATTTCGCAGGTGGAGAGCCTTTAATTACTAAAGAACATTTCGAACTTTTAAGTTTTTTACATAAGTACAATAGGAATATATCAATAATATATAACACAAACTTATCTGTTATAAAATATGATGTTAATGATTTATTTTTATTGTGGAAAGATTTTAAAGAAGTTTTAGTACAAGTAAGCTTAGATGGGTTATATGAAAAGGGTGAAGCTATACGAATCGGATTAAATACAGATAAACTTATAAAGAATATTAAAACTCTACATGATAATAATATAAAAACACACATCTCTTACACAGTTGGAACGTATAATGTAAAAGATATATATGAATTTATAGAGCAGTTATTTGAATTAAACTTAATACATAATGAAAATGAACTTCATATTAATAACTTTGTAACACACCCTAAAAAATATTCAATAAAAACCCTATCAGTAGCTGAAAAGAAAGAGGTAATCGTATATTTAGAAAATGGTATAAATACGTTACGAACAGATAGATTAAAAGATTCAATAAAAAATATTATTAATTTTATAGATTTTAAAATAATATAATATTTATACCTACCATGACAAACGAAAAATATACTGAAGAAGTTTTAATTAAATCCCACTCACTTGGAATCAAGGATGAAGTATGGGAACTTGCTAAAGAACTCAAAGAGCAAGATAGAACTTTAGATATGCATGGTTCTATTCAACAGGCATTCGAACAACTTACCAAGTAATTTTTTTCCATATATTTATACTATATGGCACTAAGTATATCTCAATTAGTTAATGATTATGGCACTTATAGTGGTGGAACCCTTATAGGTCAATTGGGTGCACGTGCTACTGTACCAAGTAGTGGTTGGGGTGGTGTACGAGGAGTTCCATATTCAAACATAACTTTTATAGTTAAAGTAAATGGAACTGATTACGCATCTTCCGCATGGTTAGCAGAGCAGAAAAATGGTAATCCATACATACACCAACGTTCCGTAGCAAGAGTAAACACGAGAAATGTATCATCAATGACTATTGATTCTACTCCTTTTGCAAATCGTACAGATGAACTATATGCAGAAGTAAGAGCCACTACTACGTTGGGTAAAAATGATGATAACATTTTAAAATATATAAATTATTTATTAGATGGTTCGGATGAAGCTTCAAAAGCCATACCAACCTTTGGAACCTTTACCCCAACTTTATCATCTAATCCCAACCCACCAAGTAATCGAGTTATTACATCACCAACTGGTAAAACATATGATGTGGGTAAAGTGGTTGGTACCCGAGGTGGTCAATCTTGGCTAGGAGTATATCAACCAGAAAATGATTTAGAAGGTAGCTATCCTGGTATGACATTTAAACCAACAGGATATGATGGTTCGATTGGTGGCGAAGAGGCACTTTCAGTATCAATACCACCTGTACCAACAGATGTAGAAGAAGAAGTTGTAGTACCTCCTATTGAAATTATTAAACAGGAACCACTTGAAATGGAACCAATTTCATTTACTGATTTATCTGATTATCTTGACCCAATTTTTGGTGATATAAATACTGATTTTGGATTTGGATTAGGCGGTGATGTATCAATAGGAAATACAAATCAATTTACTTCAGTTAATTCCGCTGGAGATGATTTTATGACACGAGCCAGTAAAGCTTATAGTGGAACTTATAATGATGATAATGAATTTAATGAACCTGATATATTTAATTAGAGAAATTAATGAGAAAAAGTAGCGCATTTAGTACAGTTGATTGGAGAAAATATTTAGATGTAAATGTAAATCCAAGAGCAAAAACGTTTCTTGAATCAAGAGGAAATGATGTTTTATGGCAAATTTCTTCAGAAATAAATAGAGCAAACGTTAGGGGTGACCAGAATGAGTTAGTTATGTTAGTACATCCCCACGCAGGTGCCGTTATTAAAATAGAAAGAAAAGATTTTGGTGAATTACTCAATATATCATTAAATTGGTTTAAAAATAACGAAAAATATGAAATTTGTGGTAAAATTAGTAAGTTCATAAAAAGAAATTTAAAACAAAAAGAACATAGAACACTTAAAAACATTAAGGAAACAATACTTTAGTATATTTATATTAGAAAAACAAGGAACATAGACAATGAAAGGTACACTCTACTCAGCCGATTATATTAAAACAGAATTTGATGGCTTCAAGTTATTGGAATTAAATACCGATACTGATTTCCCATCAGCATCACTAATGCATTTTGATTGGGACCCATTTATTGAACAATTAGATTCAGCTTCAATAGATAGTGTACACATTGTACACAAACCATTTCAAGAATATTTAGTAAAAAACTTAAAAGAAGCTTTAACAGCCGCAACAACTACTTTCTCAGTTGAAGAAACTGAAGAAACTATGGAAACTATATATCCAACAGATGTACAAGATAGTGCTACTAAATTTGTTTTGAGAATGGCTTACAATGAAGCAGCTATATTTGATAGTGAGTATTGTAGTAATGGTGTAAACTTATATAAACTATATTCAGATGAAACCTCATCAGCTGATATAATTCCTCATTACATATCCTCATCAGCTGATAGCTATGTTGGTGATACCTTAGTTAGAACTACAAATAATTCTATGACTCCTGATTTTGCAGTTAAAGAAGGTAGATTTTCTAATAATGGAGCTCAACTAAACTTCTATAAAATAGGCGATGGTGTTGATGGTGACTCAATAGAGGATAGATATACTTCCATAATTGCATCTAATTACAATGATGGTGAAATTTGGTCAACATATTTTGATACTTCTGAAGATACTAATACTATGCATTCATATAGAAGTTGTAATATATTATTTGGAAGTGAGTTAAATATTGTTAATGTTGGTATGTATAAAATAAAATCATGGTTAGAAGTACCAACCGTTCCCCTTGTAATGGATAATGATGTTCTTTTAAATAAAATAGAAAACAAACACAGATATGAATTTGCAACCAATTGGCCAAAAGAGAATTGGAAAAATACAACAGGTGTATTTTCTTCATCAAGCTTACAAGATGCTACTGATGGTACACTTATACCAGCATATGCAACTTCAATAGGTAACACATATAAATCTTTAGATATTGCAGGTCTTCCCGATGTTGATGATATGGGAACCATATTAAGTTGGTCTTTTGATGGTAATACCTTACCAGGTGAAACTAATATCACCTCATCTACTCTTGTAAGTAAAGAATCACATTCATTAGAATATGGAGTTTTATCACAAATAAGTTCATCAGATGATAATACTGTAATGGTTGGAAGTGGATTACCACTATTGGTTTATGATTCATTAGAAGATAAAGTAAAATTTGAATTGACTGGTGATATAGTAGTAGGTAGACATCAATTATTTACAGCAAGTGGTTCGAGATTAGATATTGTAGAAAATAGTATTATAGTATTCGGTTCAGAAGAAAAAACATTTGAGTTAAACATGGAAACTGAAGATACATACTTAATAGATAATACGGGTGTATTTTTAGTAGCACACAACAACTATGGAGCTACTTGTTTTGCAGCAGGAACTCAAATTGTGATGGGAGAGGAACAACCTACCAAAAACATAGAAGATATTGTAGTGGGTGATGTAGTAGGAAGTTGGGATGAAGAACTACAAACATTTACAGAAGGTGTTGTAACTGATATAGACCATAGACATACTGTTGGAGACCACATAGAAGGTTGTAGAGAATGTGGATATGGAACTGCCGGATTCTTTAAAATATTTCTCGAAGAGGATGGAACCGATGAGGGTGGAAATGATTTAGGAATTAGATTTACACCAGAACACCCGTTCTTAACAAAAGATGGTTGGAAAGCATTAGCACCATTGGTTAATCAAGAACCTTGGGCTGGTGGAGAAGAAGTTAAAATATTAACTACTGGTGATGAATTAGTAATGATGGATTCAAGAGAAGATACTGAAGATGTTCATAGATATGTTAAAATAAAAAGTATAGAAATAGAATTTGCAGATGAAGATACACCGGTTTACAATTTTACAGTTGAAGGACTTCACAATTATATAGCAGGTTCTGTTGTAGTACATAATAAATAATAGGAGAATAAAATATGAGTTTTTTACCGTATAGTAAAGTTAGATTAGCAGATGGTTCATATAAATCATTTAATGAATTAGTAGTTGGTGAAAGTATAATGACTTATACCGAAGGTACTGGTACATTTACATTTAGTGAAGGAAATGGAGCTGATGGGACTGGTATGAACGTAGGAACGTTTGGTACATCTACAATTGCAAGTATAGATTCTTCTTCAATAGTAGAAGATTACATCAATTATAATATGGGAGAAGGAAGTAGAGCTTATGGTGTATATTATGTTGGTGATGAACATGGTCAACTATTTACAGAATCAAAACACTCAGTAGATACGTTAATTTACACTCAAGATGGTTATCAATGTATTCCTCATGGTGATTCCACACTATCAGAAGGTACAGTTGGAGTAGTTGCTGATAGATTTTATCTAAATTCATTAGAAGCATCGGGTAGTATATCTGAAGGAGCTGAAAGTTGTTATAGACGTATTGAGGGAATTGAGTTTACTTCAATTAATTTAGATGTAAATGATATTAACAATGACCCATCAAAAACAAATGCTCATTTAGAACAGAACTATATAGCAAAAAGTACTCCTATGTACAAACTGACTCCAACAAGTGGAGATAATTATATTGTAGGACATTTAATCGTTCATAAAACTAAATAATAAAGGAAAAATAAAATGGCAACTAGCATATACAAAAAAATATCCCAAAGCGATAAAAGACAACTACGTTCAGTATCTTTAACAGCAGAAGAAAAATCTGCAATTACTATTATAAACGAAAAGTTTATTCAATTCTTTAAGAATAAGCATTTATCATAGTATAGTTTCATTACTACCTATATTAATTAAAAATGATAATAAACCACAAGTACGAGTTTATTTTCTTCAAAAGCTATAAAGTTGGAGGAACTAGCATGGAAATTGCTCTTTCAAAATTTTCAACTGATGATGATATTGTCACCAGAATAATGTCTGACAAAGAAGAAGCACTTAGAGATAACTTAGGGTTGAGAAATAAAAATGCTGATGGACTAGTAAATCATAGTTCTGCTGCAGATTTATTAAAGTTTCTAGAAGCACCTCAATATAAAGATAAAGATATATTTGACTCTTATTTTAAATTTACAATTATTAGAGAGCCAGTTGACCTCTTTGTTAGTAGATACTTCTTTCAAAGAGCACTTTGGCCAAATTCACTTCCAGATAATATTAACGATTGGGTTAGAATATTAAAACAACAAAGAGTTAGAGGTAAAAATAATGTTAGTGAACAAAACTGGCGTATATATTCTTTAAACGATAAACTTATTACCGATGACTATATTACTTATAGCAAGGATTCAGGTCCAGGTTCTAAAATGTATGAAGATTGTACTCGAATATCAGAAAGACTTAACCTCCCAGAAAATTTAGCAGACATATTTTATAATTCTAAAGTAAAAACTCAATACAGAAAGAAAGATAAAGTAACTCTTTTCAAAGACTCATTAGATTTTATAGGTGAAATGTCTAAAAAAGAGAGGAAAATTACAAAAATGAAGCTAGACCGTAAAAAATATCAAGGTAAAGGAAGTTGGTCGCTTATATAATACTTGTTTAATAGTTGGAGTTACGAAGAAAGTACCTATATTTATATTTGTAAAATGTTACTGAATGATTTACGCAACAATGTGTATTGGTAGTGAATGGTGTGAAAAATATTATAATTCTATAAATACTTTCGCAGAAACAGAAACAGTCCACATCCTAACAGATAATCCAACATACTTTCCAAATTGTATTAACTACACTTATAATAGAGATGTATTTAGCTATTATGAGAAATTAAATCATATAATGACGGTATCATCGAAGCTTAAAAAACGAATCACATATGTAGATGCTGATTGGTTAAGTAAAGTTAATACCAATTTAGAATATGATGATATGAGTTTGTATTGTTATTATCATTATAATCTGATTGATACTGATTTTATAAAAGTATTTGGAGGTGGCTTTAAAGAAAAAATAAAACCCCTTTTATCAAAAGTAGGATTAAATACTATTGGCGATGGATATATTCCAGAAGCATTCATATCATTTCCATACCTAAACAATATACAAGATATTTCACAAGATATTTCTATCCTACAAGACCCACTTGAAAAAATGTTTAGTACATCCGATAGAACTAGAACAGACAAGTATGTAGCTGATGGTAAAATTGGATATGGAGAAGGATGGTCTTTAACAATTTTATGTGAAAAGTATAATATAAATATTATACCAACAAATTGGAGGAAAACTGAATTAATTTAAAGAAAACAAAGATGGCAGATAATATTAGTAAAAACCCACCAAAGGGAAAGATTAAATTTAATATAACACTTTCAGAAGAACAAAAAGATGCAAAGGCAAACATCTTGTATCATCCATATAATTTTTTATTGGGTAAAGCAGGTAGTGGTAAAACTCTTCTTGCAGTTCAAGTAGGATTAGATATGTTCTTTACAAGACAAATAAATAAGATTGTTATAACAAGACCAACTGTATCTAATGAAGATAATGGTTATCTACCTGGTTCTTTAAATGAAAAGATGGAACCATGGTTAGTTCCAATTCGTTCTAATATGAGAAAGGTTTACAACAAACCTGCTATTTTACAAAAGATGGAGAATGATGAAAATATTGAATTAGTATCTTTATCTCACTTTAGAGGAAGAACATTTGAGAACTCTTGTGTAATTGTAGATGAATTTCAAAATCTAACTAAACAACAACTTAGTATGGTATTGGGTAGATTGGGTAAAGGTTCTACCATGATATTAACTGGAGACCCACAACAGATTGATTTAAAATTCACAAACGATTCAGCAGTTCATGATGTACCAAAAGTTAAAGAATCACAATATGTGTACTCTGTATCTTTACAAGATAACCACAGACATCAGGCATTAGATGAACTACTTAAGTTACTACAAAATTATTCTTAAAAATAATTGTTAAAAAATTAGGTTTTCTCATTTATTTTTCGTATATTTACTATGTAAATAAGAAAGATATGATTAAACAAAAACAATCCCTAAACACCGCAATTGAAATCGATTTAACTGGTCCTGAAGGTAATGCATTTTACTTATTAGGATTTGCAACTAAGCTAGGAAAAACTCTTGGAATGGATTGGAGTTCTATTTGTGATGAAATGAGAAGTGGTGATTACGAAAACTTAGTTCAAGTTTTTGATAACAACTTCGGTCATTTAGTAACTTTATATAGATAAAAAAAAGTGTTAAAATATTTGGAAAATCCAATTATTTTTCGTATATTTACTATGTAAATGAGTGATAACAATAACCTTTAAAATCAAAAAATGATAAACGAAACGCATGTTGGATTAGTAAGAATGAATGAGAGTAAAACTGAGTTATACGATTCGCAGTATATGTTATCTAAGTGGGAAAGAAACTTAGGTGATACTTTAAATATTGATGGAACTAATTGGTTGGTTGGTATTATAGGAGATACTAAGAATGATGTAATTTCTGCTCTTAATAACATTGTTAAAAAACATAATTCTATAATCAATAAGAAGAATTATCAGCAGAGAAAAAAAGAGAAAATGGTAATGAATCAAATTACTAATAATATAATGAAAGAATTAAACCTTTAAAATATGATAAACACTAAAATTAAATTTTCAAACAAGTACGGACAAATCCAAGAAGGAATTGTTACAGATGATAACTACCAATGTGATTTCGATCCAGACCTTAATGGGTGTGTTAGAGTATCAGTAGATTATGGTAGTAAATCAATAGGAACAATAAATACATTAATAGATAAATCACAAATAATATGGGCTTAGAATTAAAAGAATATATGTTCACCTTTGAAGGTGGGGGTTGGAATACTTGTTGGGCAAGAACTCTACGAGGAGCTAAGAAGTTAGCAGTACAACAATATGCAGATTCGGATACTCTAAATGTTAAAGTATCTTCAGTTCACTTAGCAACTGAAAAGGGATTGAAACAAGCAATGAGTAATTTTTATTAAACAATTAAAACTTAAATTATGATTAAAGCAATTAAAAGTAAAATGTTAACTTATCTATTCAAAGATTGGGTAATGAATGAAACTGATTTAGAAACTCTTAAAGTATCTAAACAATTTATTAAAAAAAGAGAAATAGAAATCACAGGTCATATACCAGTATTAGGTTTCAGGTCTCATCTACCACAAGAAGATTAATATAAAATAAGTATAAAAAAGCTTGTTTAATTCAAATATTTTTCGTATATTTACATTGTAAATGAGTGATAATATTAACCTTACTAAAACAAAAAGTTTGAAAAAGAAAATAGTTTATATTGATATGGATGGTGTGATTGTTAACTTCGGCTGGTCAATCCAAGATTGGTTTGATAAACATCCACATTTAGTAGAAAGATACAAAGAGTTTCCTGACCACATACAAGGTTTATTTAGAAACCCCCCACCAATTGAAGGTGCAATTGAGGCAGTAAAGAAACTACATGAAAGTGGTAAGTATGAATTATTCATAGCAACTTCGGCCCCATGGGGTAATGCTGGTTCAGCAATGGATAAGAGATTATGGATTGAGGACCACTTTGGTGAGTTGTTTCACAAAAAGATGTTTGTTACTCACAGAAAAGATTTATTGTTAGGTGATTACCTTATTGATGATAGAACTAAGAATGGAGCTGGTGAGTTTAGTGGAGAATTATTACAATTCGGTGTGAATTGGGAAAACGGCAAGGAAGGTCAATTCCCTAATTGGAAAAGTATATTAGATTACCTTTTATGAAAAACGAAAAACCAGGCTTCTTAGATTATATTGTATTATTTTTATTAATTGGATTGATGTTCTTTATGGCATCATGTACACCTGATGATGAAATACTTATCCGAGTAAGCCCAACATTAGAGATTGATGGTAACCTACCAATGGATACTAATGGATATTATTATTTACAATTAAATCAAGATACAAACCAAACAATACACACAGTAAGTGGTACAGTTGGTTATACGGAGTATTGGGATGAGCCATTAAAAGTAAGTTGGAATAGTAATCTTACTTGGGTATATCAAGGAGAAGATGTAAGTACATCTAATCAATCATCTTATGTAGTTGATGGTAAAGTTCATAATGTAATAGCACCAATCAATACGATGATAGGAGATACCTTAATACTAACAGGTACTATTAGAGAACATCTTATTACTGATACGATAAAAATAGTATTGGAATAATGAAAACAGAACCATGGCCTCTTACTCCAATTACCGATGAAACATTCGAAAGACAAGGTTGGGAAATGGTTGTAGAAAAAGAAGAAGAAGGTGATTATAATGAATCCGAGGAATATTATTATTGGATTCTACCATTACCAAAAGATAATCCTGATGAAAAAGCACCTACTTTTATTTCATCATGCAATGATGATTACAAAGACTTAAATATTGAAAAAGGACAATACTATATAGAGATAGAGGGTTTGTTTGGTTTGGGATTGTGTACTTCTGAAGAAGAAATAGAAATACTATATAGAGCATTAACAAAAACAGAAATAGAAGAATAAAATATAAATTATGAGAAATTATACCGCAGAGCAATTACAAGAAAACTATAACAAGTTTATAGAAGCCATCACAAAAGTATTTGATGGAGATAGATTGGAGAAGTTACTCCATATGTACTCACAAGAAGAGTTAGGACAAGAATTAGCATTAGCACCAGCTAGTGGTAAACTGAATTTCCACTCAGCATATGTTGGTGGTTATATTGACCATGTTATGAATGTAGCAAGAAATGCTTACAAAATAAAAAAGATGTTTGAAGAAGGTGGTGGGACTGTAAACTTTACAGATGAAGAATTACTATTCGCAGCATTCCACCATGATTTAGGTAAGCTAGGTGATGGTAAGGAACCATATTACTTACCACAAACATCAGAGTGGCATCAAAAGAATAAGTTAGAATTCTTTACTCACAATCCGAAGTTGCAATACTTTGATGTAACTGATAGAGCTTTTTGGTTATTAAACCAATATGGTATTCAATATTCACAGAAAGAACAATTAGGTATTCACATGGCTGATGGATTATATAATGAAGCTACTAAGAAGTATTGGATATCTTACAATGAAGATTTCCAACTTAAAACTGATTTACCTTATATTTTACATTGGGCTGACCACATGTCTACAAGACAGGAAAATTCAGAATACAGAAAAAAGTATGGTAAAGATGATAATGTTTCAGAAGCATTTTTATCCTTTCCATTTTAATAACCTGACAAATTGTCATGTTATATGTTTACAAAACTGACAAAATGTCATCTTATATGTTGACAAATACGATTGGTATGAATTTGGTACAATAGATAGTAAATGTATAATTAAAAAAAAGGAAAATTATGTTTTACACAATTAATGAAAATTTCGTAGATAACTTCTTTAGAGATATCTACACAACAAAACCAACTAATAGATTGAATTCACAATTTGAAGCAACAACATTAGAAGATGGTAAACAACAAGTTACAATTAACACTATTGGACATAATCCAAAAGATATTACAGTAGATGTTACTGATGAAGAAATCACAATCAAATCTACAAAAGGAGAAAGTACTTCTCGTTTCGTTAAAGATATTGATTTAACACTAACAGTTGGTACTGATTATGATGGTACAAAAACAACTGCTAAGTTCGATAACGGACTACTCACTCTCCTTATTGACAAAAAAGTCAATAAAAAGGCAAAGTCTTTAAAGATTTCTTATTAAACTCTATTATCGAACAATAGAAGAAGGGGGAGTAAATCCCCCTTTTTTTATATCTTAATATTTATAATAGTACACTAAAACATATCAAATGAAAGATATTTATATAACACAAGTTGATGATACGATTGAATCAATGGAAACAAAAGTTAAAATCGTAAAAGAGATGGTTACAGGCGAAAGACCTGCCGATTCTAAAATGGCAGATACTTATCTACGAGAAGTACTTAACTCACTTCACAAAGTGAGAGAGATTGTAGTTAGGGGGTAACCTTATGAAATTTAGAACTTTACTATTAGGAGTATCAGCATTATTCGTAGCATTTAATGCTGCGTTCTTTTCAGTAAGTGGTTTATCAAAACTATTTGCAGGGGCAGCGTTATCTGTAATAATAATGGCAAGTTCATTAGAACTAGCTAAACTTATTACTGCTGGTTATCTTTACAACTATTGGGATAAGATAAATAAATCATTTAGATTGTATCTAAGTGGTGCAGTTATTATCTTAATCCTTATAACCTCATTAGGTATTTATGGATTTTTAACATCTGCATTTCAAGATACATTTAATCAATACAGTATAAAAGAAAAACAATTAGCATTCTTAGAACAAAAAGAAAAGTTTTGGGGTGATGATGTAATACGATATGATGAAGAACTTAAAAGAATCAGTAATAACATTAGTACTCTATCTAATGCGAAATCTCAATCAATCGAAGTACGAGACACCTCGGTGGTTGGGGGCGTTAGACGAACCATCTCTACTTCCGAACTTAGGATTTCACAAAAACGTATCGAAGTTGAAGAAGAGAATCGTAAAGGTGTTCAATCAAAAAGAGAAGTAGCAGCAGATTCACTACAATCAATACAATTAAAAATATTAGATTTAGAATCTATGGAAGGTGTATCATCTGAATTAGGTCCTTTAGAATACCTTAGTGGGTTGTTAGATAGACCTATGGACCAAATTATCAATTGGTTTATTCTAATCATTATATTTGTATTTGACCCACTAGCAGTTGCTCTTGTAATTGCTTTTAACAACGCAGTATTAGTTGATAGGGGAATTGTTAAAAAAGAAAAAGTAATTCGTAAGAGAGAGTTATATGATGAAACTCCTGATGATGATGATGATGATAGTGGTGTTCATTTATGGAATAACACTTTAGAAAAAGAGTTGATAGAAGATAGTTGGAAAGAACGAGTAGAAGAACCTATTGAAGATATAGAAGTTGAATCAGAAGAAGTTCTACCAAAAGAAGAGTTTGATAAACGAGATTTAAACAAAGATGGAGTTGTAACGGAAAAAGAAAAAAGATTGGCTTACGAAAAAAGTGGTTGGAGGCAATCCTATCAAGGAAAATCATATTGGTTTCACCCATGGTTTGATTGGGGAAAAAAAGAAAGATGGATTAATGATAGGGGAGCAATAAACTATTGGTTAAAACATAGAGGGGGCTCACAAGGTCAATTGGATGAATACAAAGAAAATTATCCAGATGATTTTACCACAAAAACTTACTAAATTATTTGGATATTTAAAATATTTTTTGTATATTTACATTGTAAATAAACTATAAAATAAATAATATGAATTTAGGTTACGCATGTATCAACATGACTCTTGGTTCTCAGAAACCAAAAGTTACTACAAATCGTTCAATGATTAAACGTACATTCTTAGAAAAGGGTGTAGAGTATGCTGGTGAATTGGGATTACAAAACTCACGAGATTTATTCACTATCTTAAAATGGAACAATAAAAATAACATTAAATGTTTCAGAGTATCCTCAGATATGTTTCCTTGGGCTTCTGAATATGGTATTGAAAATTCTCCATATTATAAAAGAATAGAAACTGTATTACAAGCGTGTGGTAAATATGCTATCGATAATGGTATTCGTATTACATCACATCCCGGTCCTTTCAATGTATTAGTATCTCCTCGTGAAAATGTTGTAAAGAATACTATTACAGATTTAGAAGTACATGGTAAAGTATTCGATATGTTGGGATTATCTCGTACTCCATATAACAAACTTAATATACATTGTAATGGTGTGTATGGTGATAAGATTTCTGCTATGGATAGATTCTGTTTAAACTTCCAAAGATTATCAGAATCAGTACAAGGAAGATTAACAGTAGAGAACGATGATAAAGCTAGTATGTACTCAGTAAAAGATTTGATGTACATACACGAAAGAATTGGTATTCCGATTGTATTTGATTATCACCACCACAAGTTCAATACAGGTGGTTTATCAGAACAAGAAGCATTAGAGTTAGCAATCTCTACATGGCCAAAAGGTATCAAACCAATGGTTCATTATTCAGAATCTAAAAGATTACACGAAGGTGATGAAAAGATTAAAGAACAAGCTCACTCTGATTATATCAATGAGTTACCTAACTTATATGGTAATGATGTAGATGTTATGGTTGAAGCTAAAGCAAAAGAACTCACTATACTTCCATATATTAATTCAAATAAATGTGAGTATAGTGGATTATTAAGTACATCAAGTTATGAATAAATTTAGAAATTTTATAAAAAGATGGTTGGGATGGGTAGTTATCGTTCCAACTATATATTTAATCCTTATGGGAGAATCAGAAATGTGGTTAGTCCTCATTATCTGTTTATTAAAAATGCCACCATTTGATTGGGTAGGTAGATATGAAGAATGGTTAGCTAAGAAAATGAAAGTTCAAGAGAGAGGAGAAAAGCTAAAGGCTAATATAGCTAAAAGACCTAAATGGCAAAGATGGTTATATGGAGTGTTTGTTCTTATATTAATTTTATTATGGGTGTTATATGCACCTGAATGTGAATTATGTTAAAAAGTAAATTATGGATAGAGGAAAACGATTACAAAAATCTGAATCAGCAAGAGAAAAAAGAAAAAAAGTTAAAGAAACTTTAGAAACAATAGAAAAAAGAAAACACGCTGATGTTAAGAATCTTAAAAAGAAATATAAAAAGATTAGGGATAAACATCACGATGGTAAATTATAAATGAAAAAAGAAAAAAAAATAAGACAGTACCGAAGTAATCAAGGTAGAAGTCCAAAACAACAAGAAAGTAATGAAAAAGTTATGATGCTTGCTTGTTTTGGTTTAGCTATTACAATAATTGGAATTGTAATATATGGCTTATTAACGTAATGGGAAACTTAAATGCACAACCACCAGTAGTAGTGGTACACAAAGGTCCTCGTAAAAACTCTAAAGTTATTTTAGAGGTATTTAATAACATTAGACCCGATGATATTATAAATGGTAATAAAAGAAAGCCATATGTTCCAAAAGAAAATGAAATATTAGAAATTGGATGGGGTAACAGTTTTGTAGAAAAATATCAAAAGAAATATAAATTAAAGTGAGTAAAAAAAAACATTTAGTAGTAATTGGGCATCCTAACCAAAAATCATTTTGTTATAATGGTATTTTCAAAACCATTGTAAGACAATTAAAAAAGTATAAGGAAACATTTGAGGTTATAGATTTATATGATGATAAACTACATCGAGATAGAACTGAGTTAATCAAGGAATATAAAAAATTAGTGAAATGGTCAACTCACATTTACTTTATCTCACCTGTATGGTGGTTTAGACTTACTCCTAAAACAGAAACTTTCTTCGATGAAGTTCTTACACCAGGATTTGCATATAACTTTATACCATTGTTTGGTAAGTATGCTTATCCAAAACCATTTCTTAGTGATAAGAAAGTTAGAACTTACATTACACATGGAGCACCAA